TTCTGTTTCTCACTCTAAGTCTAGTATAGATATGGCAGTAGGATACACAGACGATATTGTGAACGACATATCATATTGGGCTGCAGGTGCAAGTACCTCAGTAGGTGATTTATCACTATCTGGTACTTACTCAATCAAAGATGCCGCAACTGATTTATCAGCGATGGAAGCAACTGTTGGTTGGAAAGCAGCTACATTAGGATATGGTGACAAAGAAGGAACTGGTACCTATTACACAGTCGGTCTATCTCATGGTCTGTCTGATAGTCTAAGTGTTTATGCTGAATATCAGCAAGAACAACTAGAGGCAAACAGTATTGATTTAGAACACTATTCAATAGGAACAAAGTTCTCATTCTAAATAACTAAAACAAAGGAGAAAATTCATGAACAAATGGATTAAAGATATAAGCGCTTGGAAAGACTACGGACTAATTCTTTTAGCAGTGGCAATGTTCACTGGAATATTAGCACCTATGATGATTATCAAATGGGGTCTGATCGCTTGGATCGCTGCCAACCTATGGCAGAGATGGAATAGTAAATAAGGAATCTTATGAGAGACATAACCAAGAATCGTTGGAAGAAATTAATTTATGTCTTAATTGTAATTGGTGCTTTTTGGTTAGGCCATCAATATGGTGAGCAAGCAGCTCAAATCATAGAAGATGTACCTGTACCTAAAATCATAATCGAAATGCCTTCTGGCGAAATAGAAACACCTACTGCTTCAGAAGAAGTAAGGGGTTAATAATTACGGGTCGCATCTTTTATGGTGCGACCTTTTCAATCTGATTAAAGTATGCCCAATAGTTATCACCACTATCAGTTTTATAACTAATCGAACCTGAATAGTTCATTTCAGTATCATACTCTTTTACGTTAACACCTAGTTCACCTGCAGGATCTGATTTTCTTAGACCTAGTGAAATGCTTGTGATCACTCCTTCTCTACCAAGAAGTGATCTATCATTAACGGCAACCTTGTCGCCAATCTTAATTTCCATTAGGCGAACCTATGTTGATCTTCCCAATCAGAGATCAGAGAGTAAGGTACTCTCCACTTTCCACCAAGGTTGGATTCCTTGATTAAGGCTTTAGAGGGATTCATCTTTTCGACAATCCCAAATCTCTTACGACCGTTAGGTCTACCAAAAGAAACTTTCTGACCAACAGAAAGTTTAGACTTAGTGCTGCCTTTTGCTTTTGCAATCGCAGCTTCTAAAAGAAACAAATGTTCCTTATGTGAAGGTTCTTTAATCCAATCTAGGATATCAGATAAGTTATTAAATTGTAGTTTCATAATATAGTTTCCTTTCGACTATCTTAAATATAATGGACCAGTCCATTGTATAGGGTAATTACCGTCAAGGACATTACCTCTTGGTTGATTTAATGCAGGTTTACTCCAAGACGCAGCCTTGAGAACATCACCTACTCTAAAATGTTTAAATGCTTTCTTTACTATGAAAGAATGAACAGAATGTTTAGCACAAATTTTGATAAACTTTTGTCCTTCTTTTACAGACCATGAATTAGCAAATTCTTCTTTCATCTGTTCATTGTTAGTATCTCTATTGTAATCTTCAATAGAAGCATTAATTAAGTTTTGAATACCGTCTTCGATATTTTCTGATGGTTGTACTTTAATCATAATATAGTTCTCTCTCTATTAGTTAATTTGTAATTCTAATTCTTTGATACAGTTATCAAAATTGATATCGTAAGATTTCTCTGAAACGTTATCTCTTACGAATTTTAAAAGATTAATTTTCTCACTTGGAGACTTTGCGAGTTTATACTGTTCGTACAGGTTCTCTTTGATTTTCAAAGATAGTGCGTCTAGTGTTTTACTGTTTGTCATAATGTATCCTTTTTTCATTGATAAATATATCATATACGGATTCTCCTTGATAGTCAAGGATTATTCCAAAAAAAATGGTATATTAAACCCTTGATAAATAAGGGTTTTTTAAGGTGCGACATTCCGCTCACCCTATGTTCGTGGTTTGTTCGCATATGAAATGGAGATTTTATGGGATTTTTAAGTAAGTTATGGTCTGGTTGGGGTAAGAGTGAGAATGTACTACCCCCTAAAGAAGAAAAGAATAAACCAGTAATTAAAAAGAAAGTAGTTAAAAAGAAAAAGAAGACTACAAAGAAAAAGGAAAAATAATGGAATGTAAAAACTGTGGACATGGATGTCATTGTTCAAGTGGCGGATCTTGTCAAGTATCATATTGTAACTGTTCGAACTGTGAGCATCAATAATGGCTAGAGGTATTAGTGTAATCGCATATGAACAAGGACCTAAGAAACGCACATCTATCGGGGATAGTGCGAGAACTAGACCTAAAAATAAGAATGCTAGACGACAATTCAAAAGAAGTGTAGGACAAGGTAAAAGAAGATAATGCCGGGTATTGCACGAAATGGTGTAGATATTGCTGGTGGTGTTGCGATACAAGGTAGTAGTAATGTTAACATCAATGGGTCTGGTGCTGTTCGCATAGGAGACAAGGTTGCATCACATGGGTTGTCGCCTCATAGTCCTACTCCACCTATGGTAGGAGGGTCATCTAAAGTATTTGCAAATGGTATAGGGGTGTCTCGATCAGGTGATGCCGCTAATTGTGGTCATACAATATCAGGTTCTTCTAACGTAAACGCAGGTTAGCATGATAAATAGTTATCATGGCAATACTTCAATCAGGATATACAGACGCATCTAGAACAAATGCAAGTGCTAGATCAGTTAGACTTTATAAAGATATTGCATTATCATTTGAAAGAAATGCAGCAACTAAAGATGTTATTGTCAAAAAAGATATAGATGCTGTAAAACAATCTGTTAGAAATCTTATATTAACAAATCATTATGAGAGACCCTTTCATCCTGAAATAGGTTCGGGTATAACAAATCTTTTATTTGAACCACTAGACCCAATTACAGCAAATTCATTAACTAGAGTTATAGGTGAAGTTATAACAAACTTTGAACCTAGAGCACAATTAGTATCTGTTGATGCTAGACCAAGTTTAGATACAAATTCATATGAGGTCAGTATAAGTTTTAGAGTAATTAATATACCTGGCGAATTAGTTAGTCTTACAACTATGTTAGAAAGAAGTAGATAGAATGGCAAAAAGAATAGAAGTCACAGATTTAGATTTTGATAGTATCAAAAATAATCTTAAAGTATTTTTAAAACAACAAGACCAATTAACTGATTATGATTTTGAAGGTTCAACCATGTCTACCTTAGTAGATGTTTTAGCATATAACACACACTACAATGCTGTCTATGCAAATGTACTAGCCAATGAAATGTTTTTAGATAGTGCTGATTTAAGAAACAGTATTGTATCTCATGCAAAACATGTAGGGTATACACCAAGAAGTGCAACATCACCTGTTGCCTTTTTAAATGTTACGGTAAATAATGCAACTGGTTCTACATTAACTGCAGCTAGAGGTACAACTTTCACTACGAGTGTTGATGGTACAACTTACAATTATATTGTGAAAGATGCTACGACAATTACTCCTGTTGCTGGTGTATATACTTTTTCTAATTTACCCATTTATGAGGGAACACTTATTACAAATAAATTTACGGTGGATACTTCAAATGCTGATCAAAGATTTTTAATTAAAAATAATTTTGCAGATACTACAACTTTAAAAGTTACAGTTCAAAATAGTTCAACAGATTCTACTACAACCACTCACACACTTGCTGCTGATTTAGCTGATATTACATCTACCTCAAAAGTTTATTATCTTGAAGGTGCTGAAGATAATCAGTATGAAGTTAAGTTTGGTGATGGTGTGCTTGGTGCTGCTTTATCCACCGGAAACATAGTGACATTATCATACATTGTCACAAACGCTGAAGAAAGTAACGGTGCAAGTTCATTTAGTTTATCAGGTACTGTTGGTGGTTTTTCTAACGTATCTATTTCTACTACAACCAATTCAGTAAATGGTGCTTTACCAGAGACACCAAACAGTATTCGTTTTAATGCACCTAGACAATATGCATCTCAAAATAGAGCGGTGACACCAAATGATTATGCAAGTAAAGTAAAAGCAATTTATGCAAATGCAAAATCTGTTTCTGTTTGGGGTGGAGAAGATAACGCTACACCTTTTTATGGTAGAGTTTATATTTCAATTAAACCTGTTGCAGGTGCAACGTTAACTGAAGCACAAAAATCAGATATTATAAATCAACTAAAGGAATTTAACGTAGCAAGTATTACTCCAATCATAGAAGATCCTGAAACAACATCTGTACAATTGAGTGTGAGTGTTAAGTATGATGCTAAAGCAACTGTAAGAACAGCTGATAGTATTAAGGCATTAGTCTCATCAGCAATAACAACTTTCAATACAAATAATTTACAAGAGTTTGATAGTATATTCAGACACTCTAAATTTATCGAAACAATAAACAAAGTAGATCCTTCTATATTATCAAACATAACAACTGTTAAATTACATAAATCATTTACAGCAACTACAACAGGTTCTACAACTTATACGATAGGTTTCAATAATGCTTTATATAATCCTCACTCAGGACATAACGCAACTGGCGGAGGTGTATTAGTATCATCAGGTTTTAAAATTAATGGTGATGCTACTAATGAATATTTTTTAGATGAAGATGGTGCAGGTAATGTAAGATTATATTATCTTGTTGGTACTACTAGAACATATGCAAACAGCACCCAAGGCACAATCAATTATTCAACTGGTGTAGTTACCATAAACAGTTTACATGTCACAAGTGTTTCAAACGTAGATGGTGCTACATCATCAGCTATTAGATTAACAGTAATACCAAATTCTGTTGATGTTGTACCTGTAAGAAATCAGGTATTAGAAATAGATGAAACTAACACAACTGTATCCGTATCTGCTGATACTTACGACACAACATCAGGTATTGGTTATACATCAGCAACAAGTTATGCTTCATAATCTATGGCCAAGTTTACAAAGAAAATAAGTTCCCTAGTAAATAGGCAATTTCCACAACACATACAAGCCAATAGTCCTTTATTGGTTGAGTTTGTAAAACAATATTATCGTTTCTTAGATTCAGCACAAATTACTCTTACCAGTGTAAGTGCTAGTGATCAAATAATTTTAGAAACATCAACAGGAACAAATGTAAACTTTCTTTCATTAAATGCCACAGATGAAAAAGGTAATAATGCCAATGACTATATTTTAGATGAAGAAGGCTCAATAGGTGAGTTTACTAAAGGTGAAATTATTACTGGACAAACATCTGGTGCAACAGCAACAATACTTGCTGAAGATACAGACAATTTAAAATTATACATATCTGCAAATTCAAAGTTTGTGACAGGAGAGACAGTCGCAGGTGGCACGTCAGGTGCTCAAGGTGTAGTATCAAAGTATAGGGCAAATCCTAATGAGACACTATCACAAATCCTTGAGTATGCTGATGTGAATGATACGTTAGATGATTTTTTCATACAGTTTAGAAATAGTTTTTTACAAACTATACCAAATGATTTAACAAGTGGTTTAGATAAAAGACAACTTACTAAAAATATATTATCTTTATATAAAAGAAAAGGCACGAAGAAAGGTCATGAAATATTTTTCCGTGCATTGTTTAATGAAACACCAGATTTATATTATCCAACTGTTGATATGCTTCGTATATCTGATGGAAACTTTTCAACAGAAAAGATTTTAAAAGTATCTTTAGTATCACCAACAACTGCTGATATGTCTAAACTAACAGGACAGACAATTACACAAGCAAATATTCCAGGTAATACTACTGTTAATTTAGCAAGCGCTGTTGTAGAATCAGCGACAGTGGCGAAAGTCACTTTAGGCACTATTCAAAGAGACGTTGCTACATTAGTATTAAATAAAAATTCTATTACAGGTACTTTTCAAAATAGTTTGGGTCATGCAATAATAGATGAGACTGACGAAGATGATATAATAAACGAAGATGGTAGTAAAGTATTACAACAAACATTTGCCACTCTTAGTGGTACTGCTAATGATGATGAAGATGTTGTAATCACATGTAATATTGAAAGCACCGCTGATGATATTATTATAGATACATCAGACAGAGGAAGATATTACACAGCAGGTGAAGCTATTCCTGTTGATAATCAAAGTGGAGGAGCAGATTTATCTGTTCAGGTAGAAGATGTATCATATGGTAATATAGAAAGTATTATAATTGAAAGTGGTGGTTCAGGTTATGTTGTAGGTGATACGTTAAGTGTCACAAATCCTACTCATGGTACAGGCCTTGCTGGTGAGGTTGCTGTTGTTAATGGTGGATTTACTTTAGAACAAGATAGTTTAGAAGATGGTATAATTGCATTAGAAGAAAATAATCAAGAACAATTAGTAATGGAGGCTGCAACAAATTCAAGTGCAAACGATATTACAAAAATTAAAATTACGAATAAAGGTGGTGGTTATC